AGGGCACGGCCACGGCGGGCAAAAGCGGTTTGCTGTGCATCAAATATTATGACTACGAAAACAACCGCTACCGGATGGCAGTCGCCTATGTTGGCGAAAACGATGTTAAGGCTGGTGTGAAATATCGCCTGAACGAAAAACACGAATTTAAGGTTGCATAACCCATGCCGAAAAAAACATTCATCGACATCAAACTGATCCAGACAACCGGCCTGCAAATGCGGGCGGCTCTGGACATGGACGCCGTGCGCGAATATGCCGAGGCCGAACGCGAGCGCAAGGCCGTGTTTCCGCCCCTTGAGGTGTTCCGCGACAAAGCCGGCAAGTACTGGCTGGCGGACGGCTTCCACCGGCTCGCCGCGTACCGTCAGAACGGCAAGACCAAGGTGTGCTGTGACGTGACGGACGGCGAGTTCGTGGACGCCCTACGCGCCGCCCTGGGGGCCAACGTGACGCACGGCATGAGGCGGACCCGTGCCGATGTGCAGACGGCTATTTCGACGGCCTACGAGCAGCGGAAAAAGCTCGGGCTGCCGGATGACGTTTCGGCTCGCGTGATTGCTGATTTGGTTGGGTGCAACCACGAAACCGCGTCTGGTCAACTGGCGAAAATCGCCAGTTGGGCCAATCGAACAACAACGACGGGAGCTGACAACAGAACCCGCACGCTGCCCCCTCCGCCGCCCCGCCGACCGGCTCCGCCGCCTGCCGATCCCGACCCCGAGGACGGGTCCGGCGACATGTGCGACGCGCCCCCTTCCCGCCCCACGCCGCCCGTCCGTCCGCCCGTCGCGCCCCCTGCGCCGTCCCGCAAGGCCGCGCCGCCTGTCCTGCCGAACGACGAGCGCGGGAAGCAGGTGCCGCCCGGACTGGTCGAAGTCTGGAACCGGCGCGGCGAAGTGTCGGCACTCGCCAAGCAGGTCAGCAAGGTCCGGTGCGACCTGCGGGCTGCTCAAGAGGGCAACGATCCGCTGTTCGGTGAAATCAACTTCTCATCGGTGCTGTCGCACTTGGACATGGCGTTCAAAGAGCTGACCAGTGCCGAACCATGGTGCCTCTGCCCGTCATGCCAGGGGATCGGGTGCGCCATGTGCAAGAAGCTCGGCATGATGAGCAAGTTTCGTTTCGACAACGTGGTGCCGGGGGAACTCAAGGGATGAACCTGCGCCCGTACCAAATCAAGGCCGTCGAATCAGTCCTCGAACAATGGAAGGAGAAAAATAGCACCCTGTTGGTTTTGCCGACGGGGTGCGGTTAGGTAAAACCATCGTGTTTGCGGAAGTCATTCGGCGGATGCAGCCTGCGCGGGCGCTCGTTCTGGCGCATAGATCGGAACTCATCTATCAGGCCCAGGACAAAATCCAGCGCGTTACCGGGCTGGATGCTCAAGTCGAAATGGCGGAATACAGGGCCGACACGCATTCCCTCATGGGCCTGCCTCCGGTAGTCGTGTCCACGATCCAGACGCAGACGGCGGGCGGTGATGGCGGCGGGCGCATGACCAAATTCAACCCCATGGACTTTGGGGTCTTGGTTATCGACGAGGGGCATCACGCCGTATCCGCGTCTTACCGGCGCTGCATAAAGTGGTACGTTGACGGCAATCCGGACCTGAAGATATTGGGGGTCACGGCGACGCCTGACAGGCAGGACGAGGAGGCGCTTGGCCAGGTGTTCGGCGATGTGGCGTTTGATTACGAAACATTAAACGCGATTGATGACGGTTGGCTTGTTCCGGTTGAACAGCACCCCGTCCACATTGAAGGGATCGACCTTTCCAACTGCGGCACGGTTGCCGGCGACTTCAACGGTGCGGACCTGGCCGAAGTCATGGAGGACGATAAAGTCCTCATGGGCATGGCGGATGTCATGATTGACATTGCGGGTAAGCGGAGGGGCATCGTGTTTTGCGCGAGCGTCGTTGAAGCCGAACGCGGCTCCGAGATTATGAACCGGCCCGCGTATCGGCCCGGTTGTTCCGCCTGGGTGTGCGGCAAAACCGATAAGGACGCACGCCGGAAAATCCTGTCTGACTTCGCATCCGGCGCGATTCAGTTTCTCTGGAATGTCGGCGTCCTGACAGAGGGCTTTGACGATGCCGGCGTTGAAATCGTGTTCATGGGGCGGCCCACAAAGTCGCGGGCGCTTTACGCTCAAATGCTCGGGCGTGGCACCCGTCCCGCTGAGTCGGTGGCTCACCTCCTGAACGATGTTCCTGACGCCGAGGCGCGGCGTGCCATGATCGCGGGCAGCATCAAGCCGTCATGCGAGATCATTGACTTTGTGGGTAACGCGGGCCGTCACAAACTGATCACGCCTGCGGACATTCTCGGCGGCAACTATTCCGACGAGGTGATCGCGGAAGTGACCCGCAGGGCCCAGGAGTCATCGAAACCGGTCAACGTGAGCGATGCTTTGAAGGCCGCCCAAAAGGCCATCGAGGCGAAAAAGAAAATGGAGGCGTTCAAGCGTGCGGCGCTCACGGCCAAGGCGAAATACTCCATGTCCACCGTCAACCCATTCGACGTGTTCGATATTTCGCCCGCCATGGAGCGCGGATGGGACAAGGGTAAGCACCTGTCCGAGAAGCAGGCTGCTATCCTGATGAAGCAGGGGATCGACCCGTCCGCCCTGCCATACGGCCAGGCGAAGCAGCTCTTGAACGAGACCTTTCGCAGATGGGGCAACGGGCTCGCGTCGTTCAAACAGGCGCAGCACTTGAAACGCCACGGCTTCACCGCCCCCATGCGGCGTGATGAGGCGGCGCGGGCTCTTGACCGGGTGTTCGGAAACAGGCGGGGTGCGGCGTGAACGAGCAGCTTGATTTTCTTGCCGACATTGACGCGGCGCAAAGACGTTTTCGCGGAAATTCTCGGGAAGATTTTCAGCGTCGATCATGGCGGACGTGTTGGGGTTGGTCTGGTCCTGAAGCCGGAAAGCCGTGCAGCATAGACTCGTGCATCGTTGATCTTGCCGCCGGCGGCACTATATACGCATACACGGAGCGATGCATTTTGATTGAACAGACTCCTGATGGCCGCTGGTTGGCTGAGATTGCGATGGGCGTTGTTCACGGAACGCCGTGGTATAAAGACGGCACGCGCGTCATTCTCGGGGTGTGCGACATATGGCCGCCTATAAGGGAGGGCGCATGACCGACACCCTCAAGCGAGTATCGGCAAAGCACAAGTGCGTCCTCTGTCAACATCCCGATTGGTGCGGCTATTCGGCGGACGGCGTGTGGGCTGTCTGCATGCGCGTCAAGTCTGACCGCCCCACGGCGAACGGCGGATGGCTGCACCGCCTCAAGGATGCTCCGCCCGCGCCCTTCCGGCCCGCCCTGCGCCCGCCGCCGCCTCGTCCCTCGCTGCTGGACATGAGCAAGTACCACGCGGCGCTGCGGCGGCTCTGGAAGCCCGAGGACGTGGCCGCGTGGGCTGAACGGCTCAACGTGTGGGAGTACGCCCTTGAGGCGCTACAACCCGCCTGGGACGCGGCGCACGAGGCGCTGGCGTTCCCGATGCGGGACGGGGACGGCGTGGTGACGGGGATTCGGCTGCGCAACGCCGAGGGCAAAAAGTGGGCGGTCACCGGGGGAAAGGACGGGCTGTTCTACGCGCCGGAGCTGGCCGGCCCGGACCTCGTGATCTGCGAGGGGCCGACCGACACCGCAGCCGCGCTGTCGCTCGACCTGCCCGCCGTGGGCCGCCCGTCGTGCCTGGGGGCCGTGGCGGAACTCAAGGCGCTGTGCCTGCGGCTCCGGGTCAAGTCGCTGACCATCGTGGCGGATCATGACACGCCGCACCAGCGCCCGGACGGCTCGATCTGGTATCCGGGCCTTGAGGGGACCGCCAAGCTGATAGCCGAGGTGCGGCGGATGGCGCGGGTCGTCGTGCCGCCTGCGAAGGACATCCGCGCGTGGTTTGCGGCGGGTGCGACGCGGCAACAATTTGACATGCTGGCTAAAAACGCAACGTGGAGGATGGGCTAAATGGCCTGGCTGAAAGTCGAGGAAAACACGCCGTCGAAGCCCGAGATAAAGAAGATCGCGGCGGACTGCGGCGTGTCGAACGAGGTGGCGTTCGCTCGGTGGTTCCGGTTGTGGGTGTACCTGGACCGGACAACGGCGGACGGGTGGGTGCCGTTCCTCACGAAAAAGGGATGCGACGAGGAAGCGGGGCTGCCGGGGATCGGTCAATCGCTTGAAACCGTGCGATGGATCGAGTTTTCGGCGGACGGGGCGATGGTCGTGAGTTGGACGCTTCACAACGGAAGGAGCGCGAAGGAAAGGGCCTTGCACGCCCGTAACATGGCCGCGTCGAGGGCGTCGAAAGATAGGCGTGACGGTGCCACCGTCACAAGACCGTCACCAGATAAGAGAAGAAGAGATTAGAAGAGAGAGAGGGAGTCATAGTAATGAGTACTTACGATATAACAGAGAATGCTCTTAGAGAGCTATACAGCGAGCTGCTCGGACAGGCACGTGAGGCGATGCAGCGCTTTCCAGACATGACGGATGACCAGCGCGAGGAACTGGCGAAGATGAACGCCGCCAGTAACTTCGAGTACGCCGTTCGGCTGGCTGCCGGGAGGGCGAAGCTGTGAGCGCCTTCACCGGATGGACTCAGGCGGACCTGGACGCCTACAGGCGGCGTTCTGAGGCCGGGGGGCCTGTCGTGACGCCTCCGGCCCCCTCAAAACGCCCTACGCGGGCGGCCAGGGGGGCGCTCGGGCCGAACAAGACGGAGGCGGCATGTCTGAAACTGTTCCCCGGCACGTTCGAGTTCGAGGGGCGGACTTTCGACATCTGCGGCGGGGCCACCTACACCCCGGATGGTGTTGACAAGGCGGCCAAGGTGGCGGTGGAGGCGAAGGGCGAGCACATCCATAGCCGAGACAGCCGGCGTCGGTTCGACGAGGCGAAGCACCTCTACCCGGATTGGACGTGGATATGGGCGCGGCTCAGGACGAGCGGGCGCAAGGGGCGGCGGTGGGAGATCGAGATTTACGAGGCGGCGATATGAACGATAACTCCGAACAGGACAAGGACGACAAGGAACTGGCAGAGTCTTGCGCCCTTGAGCACTGGGCGGATCAGGTGCGACAGGAGATGCGGGACGGGGAGAGGGATGGGAGTGGAAGAAAAGTAAGGGAGGAAAGATGAGCGAGCTAGACCTGACAAATTGGGAGCACGTTGTAATAGCCTTTTTGAGGGAGGCTAAGAAGTGCAGCGACAAGGGCAACTACGCAAAGGCAGAGCGCTTTCTTGAATGCGCACGGCGCGAGATTCAGGACTTGAACGATGTCGCCACGAAAGCGGGTGGAGAATGAGCAAAACGCCAAGAACGGATAGGCAGTCGTTCAGAATCACGCCGATAGACGGGCAATGCTACTCAACAGATTATTGCCCTGACGGAACGGGGCTTTTCGTTACCGTTGACTTTGCTCGTACTCAGGAGCTTGAGCTTGCCGTGGCGCGGGCCGAGTTGGAGAGGGTCGGCGAAGCCTTGTGCTCTGAAACGACACGGGCGAACGCTAATGCTGCGGCACTCAATGAGCGGGATGCCGAGATGGAGAAGGTCAAGGGGGAGATGGATGGATGGCGCAGGGTCGTAACGGATTGCGAGCGGATTATGGACTGTCCAGACACCGCTCAAAGCCCCTCGATGTCAAACCTACCGAACATCGTGCGTGATCTAAAGCGGATTCATTTGCCAAAGGCAGAATCCGCCCTCGCCGCCCTCCGCGCCAAGGTTGCCGAAGCGGTTGCGCTTCTTACGGAGCACATGACACACATAATGTACAAGAAAACCGTTGAAGAGGCGATTAACAAGTTGCGCCCCCTGCTCGCGCCCGCCAAGGAGCCATCTGCCGCGCCGGAAAGGGCGTGCGGAACGTGTGCCTCGCTGACCCCTCCAACTCCATGCCCGCCGCATATGTTGTGCGACACAACTAAAACATGGAAATTGCCAAACGACATGGCGTGCGCTCGGTGGACGCAGAAGGATGGCGCATGAAAGAGACGTGCGGGAACTGCAAGCATGACGAGTCGGACGGACCGACAAACCCGAACTGCATCAAGTGCATGAGCGGCGGGGACGGATGGGAGTCTGATCGCGGAACGGAAGCGGACCAGGCGGCAGACGCGCACCCCTGCCCGATAACGGGCAAGCCTGGTTGCAGTCTGGATCGTGGCACGGCAATGTGCCGGGGATATCGGCGTGTAGGCAATCCGGCGTGTGTGACGGAAAAGGCGAAGAAGGAGGATCGGGGATGAGTGACGGACGCGAAATTATTCCTAATGGCTACGCGCGAGTGTGGCGTTTTCCGTGGAGGACCATACGGTATAACTGGCTGTTTTGGGATTACAACAAGCGAGAGTATTGTCCTACCGAGTTTGCCGGATGGAGAATGGGCGATATCTGCGGCGTTGAATACATACGTCCGAAGTCAGGAAAGAAAGGCGGCTCTTGATGATCGGCAACCTCCGCAAGCGATACACCCGCATCCGCAAGTGGGACGGCGGCTATGTTGCGCTTCTGACAGTCGGGTGTCAGACGTTTACGATTGCGCCGGTTGGAACGCGAGCCGAGGCCCGATGGATGAGGGACATGCTGGCGAATGCGTTGGAAAATCTGGTGAAGCGAGAGAAAGGCGGGGGGAAGTGAGCGAGACATGCGAGCTGTGCGGGGGGCTTGTGGAGCGCGATGAGGGATCGACTCAATGCGCCGAATTCCTGAATGACGGGCGCGAAAACTCTTGCCCGTTTTCTGAGATATGGATGGATGATCACGTTTACGACCGCATCCAGAAAGCCGTTGCCCTCCTGAAGCGGACGGAGAGCGGGGAGAGCGTGGAGTTAAGCACCGCCGAGCTTGCCACCATCAAGCGCCTCAGGGCGGGCGAAAGCGTGGAGGTGCGGCGCAGCGAGATTATTGGCCCCAAGCATAACGGGATGCGGATGTCGGCAAGCGGACTGCTGACCCGCATCAAGGAGTTAAGCGAGGGCAACAAGTGGGCATTGGTTGAACTGCATCGCCATCTATGGGAATTGTCCAAGCGGTTTTACGGTGGCGACATCGGCGTGGTAGATGAGTTCTTGCAGCTTTACGCGCTGGACAACGAGAGGCCGACAGCCGAGGCGTGGAACAGGAGGGGGGAGTGATGAACGAGAAAACCGACAATCTGTTTCTGATCCTTTCGGGCCTGTGGTTCGACAAGGTGGAAAGCGGCGAAAAGCTGGTGGAGTATCGCCAGATATGCCCTCACTGGAAAGGACGCCTTGAAGGGCGCGAATACAAGACCGTCACGTTTCAGCGGGGGTACAGCGCCAAGCACAGGATCGTTCGGCGCGTGCTCAAGATTGACGTGGGGCCGTGTCCTTATGAGGGGTGGACCGGCGATTACTACCGGATTCACTTTTCAAACTACGCGCCGGTGTCATGCGCGCGCGGAAGCCCGGCGTCTGTCGTGCGGAATGATCAGGCGATGTGCGTGGAGTGCGCCAAGGAGTAGGCTTTATTTTCGGGCCGTGATGTGGTATATGGTGAAAAACGGAGTGTGCATATGAAGCTGAAAGATAACAGGCATGAGCGGTTCGCCGTTCTTCTGGCGGGCGGCAAAAAGACAAAGGGCGACTGTTACCGCGACGTGTTTCCTCGCTCGAAAAAGTGGAAGTCGAGCGCGGTCAATCAGCGGGCCTATGAGCTTTCCAAGAAGCCGGCTGTTGCGGCTCGGGTCGATGAGCTTCAAGAGATACCCGTCAAGGCGACCATCGCCACGCGCACGGAACTGGCCGAGTTCCTGACGCGGGTGGTGCGGACGCCGATTGCGAACGTCGATCCGGACAGCGATCTGGCGCAGGAGCATGACGCCGAGGCCGGCAAGATCAAGATGCCAGGCAAGCGGGAGTGCGCCGAGCTGCTGGCAAAGATGCTTGGATACAATGAGCCTGAAAAGAGTGAATCGACGGTGAAGTTCGCGCCGGACGCGCCGGTCCTCAAGAAGCTGGGCGAGTAGGCCATGGACGAGGCGACCCTACAGGCCATGACATTCGGCGAGGCGAAGGCGGAATATCGCGCTGTTCTGGACCGTTCGGACGTGGATGAGCTGCGTTGGATGTGCCGGCATGACCGGTTCTTCCTGTTGACCTGCGTAATGGGGCGGGCCGACGCGCTGCATCCGTGGATTTATGAACGGTGCCGGGAGGTCGAGCGGGAGCCGGTCGGGTTCCTGGACCTGTGGAGCCGGTTTCATTACAAGTCCACGGTGATCACGTTGGCTGGATCGGTGCAGGAGATACTGCGCGACCCGAACATCACGATAGGCATTCTGTCGAACGTCCGGCCCCTGGCGGAGAAGTTCGTCGATCAGATCCGGGTGGAGCTTGAGCGGGCGGCGCTGGTGGCGCTGTTTCCGGATATCCTGTGGGACAAGCCGCCGCAGCGGAATTGGTCGAAGCAGTCGGGCCTTGTGGTGAAGCGGACGGCGAACCCGAAGGAGCCGACCGTCCAGGCTGGCGGCCTGGTCGATGGGCAGCCGGTGGGAGCTCACTACGCGCTGCGGATTTACGACGACATCGTGACCCAGGATTCCGTCACGTCGCCCGAGGTGATCGAGAAAACGACGAAGGCGTGGGAGCTGTCCCTTGCGCTCGGCACGTCTGAGGGCGGGCGGGAATGGTACTGCGGGACGCGCTACCACCCGGACGACACCTATTCCGTGATGATCGAGCGGAAGGCGCTCAAGGAGCGTCGCCGGACCTGCTACGGGGCTGACGGCAAGTCGGTCCTGATGCCCGAGGCTGAGCTCGGCGAGAAGCGGCGTATGATGGGCGAACGGACGTTTTCGGCGCAGATGCTACAGAATCCCATTTCGGCGGGGACCAGGACGTTCCGCGACGGGTGGCTGCATACCCTTGAGCGCATGCCGGAACGCTCAAAGCAGAATGTCTATATCCTCGTCGATTCGGCGAACAAGAAGAAAAAGACAAACGACTATTCGTCTTTCATCGTCTACGGCATGGGTCGGGACAAGAACTATTACGTCCTGGACGCGGTGCGCGACCGCATTAACCTGGCCGAGCGGACGCGGTGCCTGTTCGACCTGGTAGAGGCGTGGGCTCCGAACATGACCTTCTGGGAGCAGGTCGGCCTGGCGTCCGATGTGGAGCACGTCAAAGAGAAGCAGAACGACGTGGGTTGGCATTTCCCGATAATTGAGCTGGCGCAGTCGGTTCCGAAGGAGGACCGCATAGGGTGGCTGGTCCCGCTGTTTGAGTCGGCCCGGATATGGATGCCGAACCGGATTCTGAAACAGTCGGTGCTTGGCGAAACCTACGACTGGACGCACGATTTTCAGCATTACGAATTCGCTACCTATCCCGTCTGCCGGCATGACGATATGCTCGATTGCCTCGCGAACATCGCGCATCCTACCGTGTTGGCAAATGCCCGCTTCCCTGTCGCCCCGAAGCCGGACAGCGTGCGCGAGGTCGCCAAGACGAACAATGCGTGGAAGCCGTTTTGAGCCCGCGCACCTGTCAGCGGTGCGGTTCCTGCGGCACGGTCGCGCAGTGTCTTGACTGCGGCGAGTGGCTTTGTCGGACGTGCAAGGGCGAGGGACTGCACCTGTGTTGGCGCTGCTGGAATACGCCGGATGGTCTTGAGGCGGACAAGCTCAATAACGGGGATAGTTAAGGGGATTTCGGGGGTATGCGTCAAGACATTTTTACTTTTCCATGTGGTTACAGCGAGGCTATTTTTCGCCAGATTTGAGAAAAAGCCCAACGAATAAGCCTGTTTTGGTGGCCTATATTATGCGACGTGACCCGATGAACGAGTTGGCTTTTTACTCGCTATAATTCCGCACGGCCTTGATGATCTGCCGTTGCGGTGCGCCGGTCGATTCGACCATCTTAACGAGGTCCTCCTGCGCCTTCTCGAAGTCGAGCGTGAGGATGTCCGTGGCGGTCACGAAGCCCCTGTCGATGAGCCTGAGCGCCGACTCTGCCGGCACGGTGCGCGGCACCCTGTAGGGCGCTCCGATGACCCTGCGGGCCATCGTTTCGAGCGCGGCCCCGAAGAATACCACCCGGCTGAGCGGACCTGCGAACATCTGGACGGCCAGCTCGGCGGCGAATTCCTCCGGTTCCTCGTCGTCGCCAAGGATGGCGTTGAAAAGGCTGCTCATGCTCTGCATGATGACCGGTGTAAGCGCGTGGTTGATGAGGATTGACCGCACGAGCTTTGCGCGTCCGTCGTCGATCCCCTGCGCGGCGTTGCTGGCGCTCTTGGCGATGACCTGGGCGAGGTTCATGGTGCCGTCCGGGTCCACCGTGGCCCGCCAGTCGCGGGCGGCCTGCATTTCGTGGCTGAGTTGGAGCATGGGCGAGCTGGCGAACTGCATCAGCAACCGCCAGGCGATGCCGTCGCGGCGCATGGCGCGGGGCATGTTCTCGGGGCGGCTAGACTGCTGGCATTCCTCGATGAGGTTGAATGTCTCGGTCTTGGCCTGCGCGGACGCATCCATGAGGTCCATGCCCTGTCTGACCAAGGCGTCGCGCCTGGTCTTATAGAGCCCGGTTCCGACCAGCAGTGACGCCACCATGTCGGCACCCTGTAAGGGCTGCATACCGGCCATGTAGACGCGTTTGAGCACGTTTCCGCGACCGTCTGCGATGATCTCCGATATTTCGCGCATCATGCCGCCGCCGTACCGGGCGCGGAAGCCGTCGCTGTCGGCCAGCTCTGCGGCGGTCGCCCGGTCGAAGTTGCGGACATGACCCGCTACCTCGCCGAGTCCGCCTTTGAGCACGAGCCCCCAGGCCGGGATAGAGCCAAGCTGTTTCATGGCGCTTAGCAGGTTGCCCGACAGGGCCGTGAAGGTGGTCAACTGCATCGCCATCTTGATCATCTTAGACCCCGCGTCACGCTGCGGCTCGGTCCCGATGAGGTGGTCGTTGACCTGTTCCAGCAGGCGGGAAAGCTGCTCGCGGCCATGGTAGCGGATAATGGCGTTCTGCACGGCGCGGCGGCCCAGGACACCCCGGAGCCGGATGCCGCGCGTTCCGAACGCGATGGCGCGGGCGCTGTGCTCGTTCGACATGGCGAGCATAGACATGATGTCGAACGTCTCGTCGAAGTCGCGGCGGTTCTTCACGCGCGGCGTGAGCGCCTTGGCCAGCGGGGACCAGGCGCGGGCCTCCGTGGCGAACCCGCCCTTTGCGCCAAGGAACATCTTGACGGGCATATAGAGCGGGTCGGGCGACCATACGGGGGTGCCTGTAACCTCCTGAACTACCTCGCTGAGCTCAAGGCGGCGGGCCGCGTAGAGCTTGCGGAGCTTCTCCACGAGCCGCAAGTCTGCCGCGCTGAGTGCTCCCGCGAGGATACGGGCGTGCTCCTGCCGTCCGTTGGTGAGGACGCTCTCGGTGTAGCTGCCCTGGGTGATCGAGGCGTAAAGCTGGATTGCCTGCCCGTAGGTCATGCGCTCGGCGAGTCCCTGCTCCTTCGATGCCACGGCGCGGGCCACGTCTGCCGGGAGCGGCTCTTCGAGGTGCTTCACGTAGGCGGACAGATCGCCCTGGGACACGTCGTCAAGGATGGCGTCCGATTCTTTGCGGTAGCGGTCCATGGTGGCCGCGTAGAGTTCCGAGCCACGCCCCATGGTGAGCGCGATGAACTCGACGGCCTCGTTTGCCTCGGTGCGCGTGGTGCCGGTCGAGAACTTCACGAGGTTCTGCAACCGCTGGCGGACAGTGGCGATAAGCTCGTCCTTCATGCCCTGGGCGAACGTCTCGCGCTCGGGCCTGCCGTGGCGTTCCGGGTCGCGTTCGGTGCCTGCCGTGAGGGCCTTGGAGAGGCGGTCGGCTTCCTGCTCGCGCTGGACGTTTCGGTCCACGAGCTTCTGTTTCTCGCCTGTGAGCCAATCCTCGATCTCGGCCTTGGCCTTGAGGATGTCGGCGGGCATACGGTAGCGCAGGCCGCCGTATCGTTCAACCATCTGGCGCTCAAGGAACAGGGCGTGATATTGCGCGTCGGATTCGACCGGTTCTGTCACGTTGGCATACGCCTGTTCGCGGGCTTCGATCTCGGCGTCGAGGCGCTCGATCTCGGCAGCGGTCTTGCGGTCGGTGTAAAAGACGATCTTGGCGAGCTTTCGGGCGACTCGTTCGACCTCCGCCGTCACCTTCCGCTTTATGTCCTCCTTCATCGTGTCAAACGCCTTGCCGTCCTTCGTGAGTTTCACGATGTTGGTGGCGAGTTCGCGGGTCAGCTTGCCCTGGCTCTGCCGGATGGCGTTCTTCTGGATGAGGCGCAGGGCCGAGGCGCTCATGCCCTCGATCTGCGTGGGGCTCATGCCGGCCACGATGTCGCCGATGATGGTCTTGATGGTCGGGAGGGCGCGGTCGATGGGGTCCACGAGCCGGTCCGCCATATCGGTGAGCTGCTGAACCACGGTCTTGCGGTAGAGCTCGACGCTCTCCGGGTCTTTCCAGACGGTTTGAGCCGTGATGCGGCCAGCCGAGCGGTCAATCGCGTGCTGCCCGATCCAGAGCCGGATGAAGTGCGCGAACTCGCGGGCGCTGGTCAGGTTGACGCGAGCCGTTTCAAGCAGCGCCTTGGGGATGACCATGACGCCGGTGTCGTCGAGCTGCTCGGCGTCGGCGTCCTCGTCGGCCTGGCCACCCGCTGCGGCCTTCGCGGCGCGTTCGGCGATGCGCTTCTCGCGGGCGGCGCGTTCGGAGGCGCTCCACGCCTTCACCATGTCCACGGCGTTGCGGAGCCGCTCGTCGCGGGCGTCGAGTTCCTCCTGCGTGACGACGCGCTCGAATTCGAGGGGGTTGATGAGTTCCGGTTCTGCCCCGGTGTCGCCGGTGCTCGGGGGCGTCTCGGCGAACACTTCGGGCAGCACTTCGAGCATGGTCCCGGTCAGGTCTGCCCCGGTGTCCACTTCGAGCCGTTGCAGGTTCTCGCCGCGAACCTGTTCAAGCATGGCCTTGAGCCCCGCGTCCTCGGCCTTCTTGCCGAGTTCCGAGAGCCGCCGCTCAAGCGCCGCGCCCTTCTTCACGCCGGCTGTCGCCGTGCGGCGGAACTTCTCAAGTTCGACGGCCTTGGATATGCCGGTGATGGCCGCCGTGGGGTCCTTTGACGCGAGCGCCTTCTTGGCGGCGGCGGCAACCTCGCCTTCGGTGAACGCCTTGGCGCGGGTGACGATCTCCGCGCCGGTCGCCTGAACGCCGAGCGCCTTGGCGAGCCGGTCGTATTGCTCGGGCGGCGCGTCCTTCCCGGCGATGAGCCGTGCGGCGGCGCTGGCGATTAGGTTGGACTCGTGCGAGTAGCGCCCGCGTGTGGCCTCCATGGCGTTGCGGGGGGCGGGTGGGGTATTGACATCGCCGGATGACGGGGGTATATTGAATTCCTGTTCCGTGAGATACCCTTTGCGCCCTGGACCCTCCTTGGGGAATTGGACCCCTATGGACTGGAACAGGGCGCTTATTTTTTTCTGGTGAACGTATAGCGCAAGCCCGTCTTTCATCCACTCTGCAACAGCGCCAAGCGGTTTCCCGTAAATACTCCTGACGGCGTTGACAGTGTGGCGTCCGCTTCGCGTGTCGAGATGTAGAGCGACAACTGTATTGCGTCCACCCTCAAGGATTTCCGTATAGATGACCAGTGCGTCCGGCTCGCTCTTTGATTTGAACACGGCGATAGGGTCATCCAACACCTGCTGCAGCTTTCGCATTTCGCGGAGCGGTACGGCGTGATCGTCGCCGGTTTTTCCGCTCATGCTGTGGTCAAGGGCCGTTTTGGTGATAGTGATAGGCAGGTTGTCCGCTCCGCACCGTTGAAGGATGACGGGCGTTCCGTCGAGCACCGTTATAGGCTTGGACGTGTCGAGTTCCCCGGATGCGTACAGATTGAGCGAGCGGTTCCATTCTTTGGCTTCTGACGCACTCACGGAATACCTGATATCCGCCGACTCGGCGTTAAACCGCTTGCTCAGGGGGATGATGCGGCCCGAGTCGTCGCGGGTGATCGGGTCGGCGGATTTGATTTGGGTGGGGTCGAGGACGACCATGGTGGAAACCGTGCGGCCAAAGCTGCCGGTGTCGCGGAGAATTTCAAGGCTGTCGTATCCTTTGGCCTTCATCCATTCAGTTATTACACGTCGCATAGCCGTGGAGGCGTCCTTCATCTTTGCGCCCCACGCGTCTACCTGATCGCTCATTTCATCGAGCAATTTCCCATAAGCCTCTTTGTCGTTTGACTTAGCGATCTCCACCAGCTTCTTGTCCATCGCGTCATTGATGGCTAATTCTTTGGCGTCAATACTTCGGCGTTCCCCTTCCAGCCTGTTGTATTCAGGCAGGAACATGAGGATGTTCATGAACGCCTGCCGGTCAATGAGCCCGAGCGTTTTATCCATTTTCAGGTAAACCGGAATCTGGGCCTGGTCCTTTTTGTCGCCTGCCCCGACTCCGATATCGTTGTCGAACGGCTTGAAAAAGAATCCGTCCGGAACTTGCTCGTCGCTGAGGCGGGCGCGGCCCTTGTCGAGCCTGAACCCTTCGCGGAAAATTGCCTCCATGGCGGTCTTTGAAGTCTGGTGAAAGCCTGCGGTTTTATACCCCGCCGCCTTCGCGGCCTCGTCCATCATGCGCTGAGCCGTCGCGGTGTCGCCTGCCTCGGCTGCGGCCATATAGGCGCGGTCCTGGGTGGCGGTGACGGAGTAGCGGATAATCCCGGCGCGTTTGAGTGAGCGGCGAAGCGCGGTGCCGTCCTCGGTGGTGTTCGACAGCTTGAACTTGACGCCTCTGGCCTTGGCGTAATCGACTGCGGCCTGAGTCAGTTTCGTCCCGATTCCCTTGCGGCGGTACTCTTCTTCAACCTCGATCATTCGCGCTTGCATGGTCCCGTCGTACTCGGAAAGGTCGATGTATCCGACAACATCGGAGCCGTCCTTCGCGTAGATGATGGAGTCATATTGACCGTGCGAGCTTCCGACTGCATCCGGCTCCGTGATCCGCACGTTCTCCGCGCTCACGCTCAACCGCTCGCCCGTTTCCGCCGTCGCCTTGATCGCCAGATCGAGCACGGCCTCCTTGCTGGTCGGCGCGGCTCCGAACATGTCGCCCGTCTTGGTGTCGAGTGCGCGGGCGCGGTCGGTGTAGTCCTTGAGCATGGCATAGATGCCGGACCCCGATCGGTTCCCCATTTCGCGGATGATCTTGTCGATGATCGCGGGGCGCGGCGGGCGGAGCATGTCGGCCTGCCCGATCCACTGTTCGACGTTCACGGCGCCGTCCAGTTTGAACTGCATGAACTCGCGCAGGGCGAAGGCGAGCTCGTCGAGGATCGAGAACTCGGGCTTCACGTCGGCGAGGTTCACGAGCTCGCCGGCTGCCTTCGCCACGCCGTCAACGATGCGACCCATGCCGACCGCGCGGGAGTTCTCCACGAGGGCGCGAACGACGTTGCGGGAGTCCGGGCCGCGTCCGGCGATGATGGCGAGCATGGCGCGGCGCACCCGGTCGCCTGCCTCGTCGGTCGGCTTGCCGGTGCTGTCGATCATGGCGTCGTCGTTCACGGCGCGGATGAATGCGCCCAGGAACTCGCGGTTGCTGGCGGCGAATATGTTGCCGTTCGCGTCGGGTGCGTAGAGGGCCAGCAAGCCGCCTTCGATGATCGCAGCAGCGTCGGCCTCGGCTGTCTCGGCGGGGCTCCTGGCGAGGATGCGGGGGCGGTTGCTGAGCTCGCTGATGCGGGTCAGCTCGGCCTGGTCGGTCGTCGAGTCGATGATACGAACGAGGACCGGGCGACGCATGTCGGCCACGTCGAGCCCCATTTCCTGCGCCATGACGCGGACCCATCGGTCGTAGTCGTCGAGCTTGCCGAGCCGTTCCGCCTGGCGGAGGGCCAGCACGCGGCCATTCCCCGACAGCACGTTCATGGACTGCGTGAGAAGCGGGGCGCCGCCGTCCGTCTCGGGAGACTCGAACAGGCGGGACGGCTGCACGTTGTTGGCGATCTCGTTTATCTGGATACGGCTCGCGATGCCTTCGCGGTTGCGGCCCTGGAGCCGCGCGTCGTATCCGGGCCGGTCGCTCGTGATGATGTCGCCGAGGTCCATGGCAGCCCAATACCCGCCCACCTTCATGCTGCCGTCCGGCGTGGTGGCCTCAAAACGGCCCTGTGCGCCCTTGATGGCGGCGACCTTGGCCGATTCCTCGGCGGCGAGCTTGGCGGTCACTGGCGCGAAGCTGACCCCGCCCGCGTCGCCTGTGAGCGTCGGACGCATGGGTGGGGCCGACTCCTGGAAGAAGAACGACTCGGGGTGCGTGCTGGTCGTGCCATTATCCCACTTCACGCGGTATCCGTCCGGACCGGAGTCGAGCACGGTTCCGGTGCGCCCCTTGGTGCGCTCGCCGGCCTTGTTGACCCGCGTTCCGGTGACGGTATCGCCCGCCTTGAACTGGTAACGGTTTCCAGTTGAACTTGCAACCGTAGCAAGTTGATTTTGAGAAAACGAGGCTTTTGCAGGGGTTTTTAGGGTGGTGGCCGTGGCTGCGGTCGGGATGGTGGCGACCGGGATTCCGGTGAAATTGCCCCTGAGAACCTGCTCGAACATGGCTTCGCGCGTCGTGGTGGCCTTCTCGCTGGCGGCCTTGCGGTTCTTGGAGCGCGATATGCCGTTCACAAGGGCGGCCAGGGCGTTCCAGATGTGGCCGAGAACGCTCCCAGGCTTCGGGTTGGAACGGGCCGTGGCGAAGTCCCTGAACGCGTCGGCGGCGGCTTCCTCGTTGAATAGCTCGCCGGGGGCCTGGGCGGGTCCGAATTCCTCGACCGCCTTGGACACGTCGGCGTCGGTCATGACCCCGTTGTCGCGGAGCATCCGGGCGAAGCCGTGGAAATACTCGTGGAACAGGGTCGCCGGGTGCGCTGCGCGGTCGAGGTGGATGGTGCCGGCCAGCACGCCGAGCGAGCCTTCGGTCACGCCGGGGGCGACTGGCGAGAAGAATCCGTTCTTCCTGAGTCCGTGCTCGTCGATGAGGGCCTTGCGGTTTTCCTCGGGCGTGGCAAGCCATTCTTCGGGCGTGATCTCAACGCCCCTGCCCTTGAGCGCCTGCGAGACGCTGGCGGCTGCTTCCGGGGTGCTGGCGTCGAACTTGCCCCCGCCGTCGAACTGAACGCTGTACGTCTGCCTGGTGCCGTTCATGTCGCGGGAGAACGAGAACGCGCCGTCCTCGCCCTCCTCGATCTGGGCGTCCGGCATGAGCTTGAGGACCAGTCCGCGCGGGTCCGAGTCGCCGCCGATGATATCGCGTTTTTGCTCGGGCGTGAACTGGTCGGACTCCATAATGGTGCGATATTCGATGTTGAACGTGTCGGCCATGCGGCCTGCCTCGTCCGGGTGGAAGCCGATTCGCTTAAACTCGGCGACGGCATTGTCGCGGCTCCCTGCCCGATACCACTTTTCAAACAGCTCGCCGATGGCGGCGCGGCTCTCGGTGATTCCCTTGCGGTCGCCTGCGGTGTAGGCTTCGCGCAACTGGATACGGTGCAGGTGCGAGGATATCATTTCTTCGACGCTGAGCCGCTTCGATGCGTTGATCCTGATGGCTTTTCCTGCGGACCCTACAGCGCTGGTTAGTAACATCGTGCCTGCGGCTTCCTTGAGCTCCTGAAGCCCGCCTTGAACAGCCTCGCGGGCGATGTTTCGGTCCAGCCCGTAGGCGACAAAGCCGTCCTCCATGGCTGCCTGCATGCCCTCCTGGCCGAGTTCCGCGCCGGTCGTAGCCGCAAAGTCTTTGCCGACCTGGGCGACCTTGTAGGCGGACCGCCAGAAGCCGAGAAACGCCTGCCGCTTCTGCATGGCGGACGGGAGTCTAAACGCCTTGTCGGCCTGTAGCCGCTCGGTCATGGCGTAGGCGGTAGCCGTGGCAATCTTCGCGGCCCGGAATTCGAGGCTGGTCACGTCGCCACCCTCGGCGGCAACGCGGCGCTCGAAGTCGTCGGCTGCTGACCCGGCGACGAGCCCGATTCCCGCGTAGGGGATCGAGGCGTATCCCATGTAGGGCAGCGTCGAGGCGAGCCCGACAACGGCGCTACCGAACCCGCCGAACTCGGGCAGCTTGTCGGCCTGGGCTTCCATGAGCAGGGCGCGGGTCTGTGCGAAGCGGTTGAACTCGCCGTCGGTCATAAATTGGCGCTTAACGCTGTCGGTGAATAGGGCGCGGCTGGCCTTGACGGGGATGTCAAGGGCCGTGTTCATGAACTGCTTTCCAGCGGTCAACATGACCCCGTCCGTGCTGGCGTGCTTAGCCCCATAGACGAGCGATGAAACGTACTGCTGCTCGACGAGGGGCAGCCGGCTGAACTGCTCGACCATGTGCTGCGGCATTTTGTTGGTCCGCAGCGCCGCCTTGGCGATTTCGCGGGCGGGCTCCGACAGCTCGTCTTTGATGAGGGTGTATTGCAGTGCCACGTTCTCGGCCTGCATGGCGGCGTTGTACTCGCGGATGGTGCGGCGCTTGGCGATCCGGTCCTTGAGCACGGTGAACCGCTGAGCCTGCTCCGGGGTAAACGGCTCGGGGGCGGCCAGGTCCACCGCTGCACCTTCCGACACCGACGACGCCTTGAAATAGTCGCTCGCGTACTTGTGGCGCTTCACGAGCTCGCGGTCCTCGGGGGTGGCGTCCTCTGGTAATTCTCGCTCGTCCACGGTGCTGAACGTGTCCACGGCGCGGGCTCCCTTGGCGGATACGTTGCGCTTCCACCAGTCGAGCTGGCCGGCTGCGTGGGTGTATCGGGCTTCCTCGTCGTCGGGTAGCGCGTTCCATGTGCGCGATGCGTCGGTTTCGAGCGTGCCGAGCCCGTCCGATACGACCTTCCGCATCCGGCCCAGGAACTCGTCAGCGGCGAGCGGCTTGCCCTTGTTGATGATCGAGCCGTCTTGGGAGTCCATGCCTGTGACGGTCCGCATAAGATCACGAGCGGCGCTGAACTTCTGGTCGTCGGTGGCGAAGTCGGGGACGCTGAGCGCCCCCTGAACCCGCTGCGCGTCCGATGACCTGTAACCTTCGCGGCGTTCTTTAATCGTTGGCATTGGCTTTCCCCTTTTCGAGTCCCTGGACGGCGGCCCGGAATTCCTGTTCCGAGAGCATGGCCTGAATATCGCGAAGCAAGCCGCTGTTCTCTTCGATGTTGTCGCGGACGTTCTGCTCCATGAGTTCGCGGACGGCTCCGTTCGTCTCGGGCGCGAGCATGGACGACAGGTGTTCTTCGAGGGACATGGGCGGCCTGCCGGTTGTGTCCTTCGGCTTTACCTGCATTTCGTAGGCCATGGCGGCATTGAGCAGGTCGCCGACGATCTGAGCGGACAGGCGTGTTTTCCTGGCCTTGCCCTTTTCGTCCTGCCACTTGAGAACGGCGGCTTCGTCGGTCGGGTCCATGACGGGCTGCTGCTTGCCCTTCTTCGTGACGGTGGCGAGTTCAAACCCGTTCTTCGTCGTGCTGTAATCGAACAGCGTTTCGGCGTTCTCGATGCCGAGTTTTGAGCTGATGAGCTTCAGCACGCGGTCTGCGACAACCGGCTCCACGCGCTTCTTGCCGAGATTGGCCTTGAACTCCTGGAAGTCTGCCGGCGTGATCGCGCCGGACTTGAGAAGCGACAAGCCTTGGTCGATCTGGTCGTATTCCGGGATGGCGATGACCTGGCCGTCCGTCGTGAGCGTGATACCGCTGTCGAGCGCAACCTTGGACGCGGTGCGGGTGGCCCTGGCGGCTTCCTTCTCCGCTTCCTCGCGTTCGCGCTGCTCGGCCTTCGCTTCAGCCCGGTCGGATTTCGCTGCGGACTCCTGCGCGGACTGATGGTCAAGAACCATTTTCTTCGCGTGGGTGCGGCCTTCGGTCGTCACCATGGCGGCGATAGTGTTCTCGACCTCATCGTTCGCTGCCTTCATGCGGTCATGGCCGGCCAGCAGGTAGCTGTTCCAAGACTTCTCGAACTGAATCTTGTCCTCGGCGGCGCGGGCGTCTAGCGTGAACCGCTTCAACTCGGCACGGTGCGTCGGCTCAAGTTTCAGGATCGCGGCTTCGAGCTTGGCCGGGTCGCGTTCGGTGCCTTTGACGATGGCGGCTGCGACCGTCTTTGCCTCGGAAAAGTTCACCTCGCGCTGGTAGGCGATTCGACGGGTGCGTTCCGCTGCGATCTTCTGCGCGGCGTCTTTGGCCTTGGCGATGGCGTCGGGCGTAAGGATCGGCTCGCCTTCCTTGGGCCAGCCCTGCGCGAAGTTGACGGCGTAGTCGGTCAGCGCCTTGGCCCTGGCGTCGTTCTCGGGCGTGCCGATGGGTTCGGCGTCCGCCATTTGGAGAAGTGTGCCGACTCGCTGGCTTGCGGACTCGGCGTCGAATTCGCGCATTTTCTGATTGAACAGCGCCTCGCCCTCGGGGATTCTGAAGGCGAGCTTTGCGGGGTCGTTGTTTCCGGGATCAACCTGAATATTCCGGGTCATACGCATGGCGTGTTGGGTGCGTCCGATGGCGTTGGCGTCGGACCACTTGGTCCCGGTGATGTCGCCGGCTGCCATGGCGACGAACCGCTTATTCGACTCGGATGCAGCTTCGTCGATAATCTTGCTGCGGGCGGCGATGTTCTGCGCGTCGCGTTCGCGGGCGGTCTGCCGGAACGACTCAAACCGGTTGGCGACGCGCTGCTTGAACGACTCCTGGGCGCGTGGCGCGAGTTTACGCAGGGGGCCGCTCTCGTCCTGCATCCATTCGGCGTGCGCGGTGGTGGTAGCCTCTTCGGCGCTGGTTCCCTTGGTGCCGTCCTCGCCCTTCGGGTTGAACGGCGTGTCGAGCGTGCCGGGAATGCGCTGGCCGGTGGCCGGGTCCACGCCCCCGGTGAGCGTGTTGAACATGTGCGAGTTCCAAAGCGTTTCAATCTCATCGACCTGCTTGGCCTCGCGGATGCGCTGCACGCGGTCTACCATGATGGCGGACGCGGCTGTGTTGGCGAACACGTTCTGAAACGACTCGCCCCGGTTTCCGATGGCACGAGCGTAGCCGCCAGCCAGATCGGCCTGACGGTCCACGGCTGCCGCCTGCGCCCCGATACCCTCGGCACCCTGGGGGCTTACGCTGCGGACGCCTGGAAGCCGCTCTACGCGGGTTTGATTGGTCGTGTTCCTCGGGACTACGGGCATGGCGATCTCCTACGCGGTTACGGCGGCATACTGTCCGATGGTCTGCGCCCCGGCTCCGATGGCCCCGGCGTAGCCGTTGATAATGGCGTTCTTGGCCTGGTAGCGGGTGAGCTGGGCCTGCATGAGCGAGGATGAGGCGTTGAGCCTGCTCGCCCCGGCCTGTGCCATGAATGACGCGGCCTGCATCCGGCCCTGGGCGCGTGACATTTCGGCGTCGGCAAGATGACCGAACACCTCATTGTCGGCGTTGCTCTTAATCATGCCCTGTTCCCATGCGAGGCTCGCGGCCTCGTCCTGCTCCCACATGGCAGTCGCGGAGCCTTCGCGGCCTTCCAGCAGCACGCCGTTGGCGGCAAAGGCGGTCTTTCCGGTCCCGACGAGTTGGCGGCGGTCCGCTGCGGCCTCGCCCTGATTCAATTCGGACTGCATCTGCGCCTGCGCGGCGCGGGTCACGCTGAGTCCGGCCTGATAGCCGCCCATGGCGCGGGCCATGCCGGCTTGTTTGGTGTAGGCCCCGGCCTGGTTGTCGAGCATTCCGGCCTGGATGTCGTAAAGGCTGGCCTGCTGGCGCATCTGCGCTGATTGCTGGTAGGCGCTGAAAACGTTCATGCCTGCGGACAGGGCTCCGGACCCTGCGACGAATGCGGCGGGGCTACACATGATGAACCTCCCTGTCGATTACAAATCCGCGAATATGTATCCCGTTGTGGGTGATGGTCGTGGCGTTGAACCGCGCCCCGATCTTCTGAAGCCATCGCGTTGATCGCTGATTTGATTCGGGGATGAAATTGAAGAACGTGTCGATGTCGGGCATGGCGTCGATTACGAGGCGAAGCGCGGCGCGACAATGGCGCATGAACAGCGCCGGGTGCCTGTCTATGGCGTCCGTGCCGAGCTCCCATATAGACGCCTCACCCGGCATGTTCTCGGGCAGCGCGGCCCCGAAGATGCAGAGCAGGGGGCCGTGCTGAATTCGCATGGCGTAGCAGACCTTGCTAATGGCGGTGGAGAAGAATACTACGTCCTGGGGAGTGAGTTTGGACATGACCGCTACCTCTTCGACATCGGAACGGCGCATGTTGCGGGCGAGCTCGTCCTGATCCTTCTGCGTGGGATGGCGGAAGATCACGGTTTTCACTGCTGCACCTCCGTCCGGAACACCATGGAAAGCAGTTCGCATGGCATGTTGTTGGTGGACGTGATTTCGAGCTGGCCGTCGTCATTGACGTAGCCGCGCGGCGTCACCTTCATGTCCCCGGTGAATAAGGTCGTGTTGCTGACCCCGGTGGCCCCCGGTGTCGTGCTGATGGCGGCAAGGCTGTCGCTGGTTGGCTTCACGCTCAAGGTGTGCGTGCGGCGGACCCGGATCGTGACGTGCTGGACGTTCTTCGGGAGCCCCTGCGTGTTGAAGTCTGGCGACTCCGGGCGGAGCGTCACGAGCTTGGCGGACACGTTGGGCGGGTTCGGGATGCCGATATGATCGGAGCATCGTGCGGCGTCGTTGGCCGGGGCGTCCGTGCAAATGTTGGGGCGCATTCGCTCAAGGTAGGTTTTCGTCTGACGAGTGGTCCCGCTGAACACCTCGAATTGGAGGATGATATCGCTGGTCGTCTCGACGCCGGTTGCCGAGGAAACTGAGCCGATGGCGAAGATGTCCACGAGCTTGAGCGTTCCGGTGAATCCGGAGGGCTGCGCGATGGTGTGCCGCGCCCAGGCAATCACGTCCTGGTCGGGCATGAAGGTCATGGAGAGCATCGTCCCGTCGCTGAGCAGAAACCAAACCACGGAGTCTGGAAAGCGCTGGTATGCCGCCTTGACGATGGTTGCCCCCTCGGTGAGGTGGTAGGCCAGGATGGAGCGGTCAATCGGTATCACGCTGTCCTGCGAGATATCATACCGCATTTCGTAGACGCTGCGCCCGTCGTGCGCGACGAACACAATCCGGTCCTCGGTGGCGACCGGCTCCACGTCGGGGTGAATGCCGACAGAGGAAACACGCTTGATCGAAATGGAGCGGTAGGAAAAACCCTCGCTGCCGGACGAGTCACAGACGAACTCTCCGGACTCCGTGAAGATAGTCAGCCATCGCCCGGAAACCATATGGAGAATCTTCGATGCCTTGGTTGCCGGGATCGTGGCACTAAACGCGTCGCTGTCCGTCTGCGGGCGGTTCGTGTAGAAGTTGTAGAGGTCGCCGGCCACGCTGAACCATAGCGTGAACGGGAGAGACGTGCTGGACGCCATGACGAGCCGCTGCTCCCAGATGTCCATGACGCGGCACGACATGTCGCTGTCGCCGACCTGCAGCCGGGTCTGGATGCCGGTGATTGACCCTGCGGCGATGTTGTCGTCCTTGAACACCTGCTGCACCCCGGAGCCGACCAGCGCGAGCCCGCGAATGATGGTGCGTTCGGCGAAGTAGAGTTTGAACTCGTTCGTCGGGTTTGCGACAGTCGTGTTTATGTCACGCGTTACCGGGTCGAGGTAGTAGCTTTTCGGCACGTTCCATGATCCAATTTGAGTCCATGCTCCGCTCGTGTTCTTCTGCGAGAGTACAACCGAGGTCGCGGCGTCAAGGGTCGGCGAGGTGGCGGGCGTGCCGTCCGCGTGCTGCATGATGGCCCCCGGCCAGATTTGCAGTGCGGCGGGAGCGCCTCCGGGCCATGTCACGTAAATGGTCCCCCTGACGATGAGGCTATTCGTGTGGAAAGTTCCATTTGAGCTGGAAACCGTTACCAACTCGTTTTCGGTGAAACTCTCGTAACGCTCGGTTGTGCTGATGGCCGTGCTCTCGGCTCCGCTGAACGAGTTCCACGCGCAGGTGATAGCGGTGGTCAGGTAATCGGCGCTCGTGCCTGGGGTGGCCTCCGGGGCGGTGTTGTCGAGCGCGTAGACGAACGAGTCGCTGCCTGTGCATTCGGCCAGCGCCAAGCCGAACGTGCCGCTGGCGGATTCATCGAAGGCGACGCCGTTGATGACAAGGCACTCATCCATGCGGGCGTCGTGGTCGCCGGTTTCGTCGGGAAAAATGTACTCGATCTTGAACCCGATGTGCTTCACGGCTCCGTCTGCGGCGATGACCTCGGGGTCCTCCACGGTCGGGCCGTAGGTGTTCTTGATTCCAGTCGGCTCGGTGCTCGCGTTGTAGAGCGGCAAGGCCACGTCGAAATAGTTTCCGGCTCCTACCGTGACTTCCTGCTCGGGGTAGAACGTCACGCCGTCCGCCGAGTAGTTGAACGGGGTAACGACGAGCGCCATGCCGGCGTAACTCGTGACAACCTCGGCTTGGCCGTCGATGGCCCTGACGGTCCCGCCGATGCACACGCGAGCGCGGCCCCCTCCGAACCCGTCGGGGAAAACGTACTGAGGCGTGATGACGCCTTTGGCCTGTAGGACTTCGGACGGATGCAGGTAGGACGTGCTCAAGTAGATCGACGCGTACTTGCTGAGTTCCACGTCCACGGTGTCGGCGGTCACGGCGTTGGGGTCTGCCTTGAGCTTGGCGGTTACGCCGGTCGGACCGGTGCCTGCGGTCCACGGCGCGACCTGGTAGGCGATCCCGCCTTCGGTGGCCGTTTCGCGGAACGTGTTGCCGGGGCCTGCGCCTTCCGGGTCGGCCCGGTCGAACTCAAGCGGCGGCGTGGCCGTCTGCGTAGAATTCGGGTAGAACTCGCCGATGATCCCGTATTGTGTGCCGTTCTGCTTTCCGAGGACATAGGAGTCGTGCAGGTCCCATCTCGGATAAAACGACAATTCGACGTAGGCCCCTGCGGACCAAGGCATGTAAATCCCCTGGTTGACGAGCTTCGGGGCCGAGAACACGCCGTTCTTGACGCCGTAGAGGGCATATTTCTTGGTTGCGGCCATGTAGGGATAATTGTCCCATAGCTGCGCCCCGGTGGTCGGGTCTGTTCCGGCCTTCTCACGGTACTTGAAATTGCGGGCCACAACTGTGAGATTGTCCGGGGCCGTGACGCTCGTGGTCGGTTGCATCATCGAGAACGAGAGGGTGCTCGCTGCCGGGTTGGTGGGCGAATAGGTGATGGCACACTTGAACGCGGCCTTGCGGTTGCGCGTGAAAAACAGAGTGTCGCCGATCTGCTTGGCGCGGATGCTGGCGAGAAGCCCTTCGGATCCGATGTTCAGGGTGGCGCTGATGCCGAGAAGAGACGGGGCGACGGCGGCGACGCTCGATCCGGATACCGTGATGAACCCGGCATAGATCGACCTGGCTCCGGTGGTTCCGGTGGCGTAAAGGTAGACGATGCCGCCGCTGTTGCTGTCGAAAAGGTAGGGGAATGCGAAGAAACGGTTTCCAACCTGATTCGTGATGGCGTTCAACTCATAGATGACGCTCGTTCCGGGGCGCTTGCGCAGGCCCCCGGTGCGGCGGGCGATGAAGTTGCGGATTTCAGCGGCCCCGGAGAAGTAAGGCTTGAGGTCGTGCCGTCCCCACAGCTCGGGGGAGAGCTCGCCGCTGACGAAATTGTTCTGAATGATGCGGACTGCCATGCCCTATTCCTCCTGCTTCGGCTGGTCCTCTTCCTCGGCTCCGTACTGCGCGGCGGCTTCGCTGAGGTAGCCCGCCGACTGAGCCCGCAGGCTCTTGGAAAGGTTGAAATTGCTGGTCATTGGAATGGCGATTCGGGCGGCCAGTTCGCACGCCACCGCGTCGGCGATGAGCGGGGGCCATGTCGCAGGGTCCGTGCTGTCGGCGATGTAGCGCAGGATGATGGTGGCCGCGTCGGTGTGGATGCTCGCGCCGATCACGTCATAGGCCAGCGGGAGCCCAGCGGCGTTGGTCACGTCGAGAACGCGGAGCGTGCCGGTCGGCTTGGCGTGGATGTAGGGGCCAGCCGTGCCGAATCTTGAGGACGAGGTTAGGCTCACGTCCTGGGCGAGCCACTGCCATTTGTAGAGCCCGAACACGGAGCGGCGTGCGGCTTCATAGAACGTGTTGCAGCGGATGGCCTCGGTGCTGGTGGAGGGCAGGGCGCTGATGGTCTTGTCGTGGCCGATCATGCCGAGGGCCATGTTGAACAGATCGAGCGTGGTCATTTAGCGCCTCGCCTTCGCGTATCGGTTTTCGGTGTCCCCGCCGTACTTGACTTCGGAGCTGTCGCGGGAAACGGCGGTTCCCAGGTAAAGCAGTGAGCCCTGCTTCATCGCCTTGGCGAGTTGGCCGTCGCGGGTGAGCGGGATGGCTATGCGGGCTGCGAGTTCGTAGACAACGGCGTCAACAATGGCGGACGGCCAGCCGGTCGGGTCGTCGCTGTCTGGGATGTAGCGGATGGCGACCGCCTCGACGGGCGACTGGATGACGCCGTTGACGGCCTGCCACTTCACGCGCCCGCCTTCGGCGTCCATGACGGCGGCGATTCGCAGCGCGTCCGGGGGCCTGGGGTAGTTGTAGGCGGGCTGTCCGGTCGCCTCGCATACGCACTCACTCCCGTTGCACATGGGAAGCTGGACGGCCAGCCAACCCCATTCGTGGGCGGATAGCACGGCCTGGCGTGCGCCATCCCACTCGGCGCGACAATGGACACCTTCAACGAAGGTTGAAGCCGTGGACGAAAGGAAGCGGGTGCGCCCTATCGCGGCGAGGGCCTTGTTGAAGATGTCCAGTGTCGTCATTTTCGAGGGTTCCTTACTTGGCGAAAATCGCGTAAGTGAAGGTCTGCGAGTTCGTCGCGGTGCCGTTTCCGATACCGACCTTGATCCGCACTTTTCTGGCGGGGAAGGCCAGCGCCGTAGACGCCCAAACGCCGGAGCCGCTCATGGTGTTGGTGGCGATGGTGGCCGAGCCGCCCAGGTCCGTGCAGACAACCGCGACATCGGCGGTCAGCGCCCGGTTGTAGCTGACGCGGATGCCGAGGATTTCGCCCCACTCCAGCTTGCCCTGGATGTTTTCGAGGACGAGGTCCTGATAGGCGTTTGTCGCGCCTGCGGCGATGACGAGGTTGTCGCCGTTGGCGTAGATGTTCGGGCCGCCTGCCTGCGCCTGCGGGATCGTGAGCGCCACGAGCGCCACGATGATGAGGGAGATGATGCTGCGGGTCTTGGTCATGGTCCTTGGTCCTTTCTTCGGTCTGTTGTGGTTACTTGAGAGCTTTTTCCGCGAGTGACAGCAGCGCCGGGAAGTTTCCCGACAGGAACGCGGCCAGCACGATCACGCTGATGATAATGCAGATGGGCCAGCGGAAGGCGTAGAGCGCGGCGAGTTTGCCGGTCAGAGCGGGCTGCGGCGCGGCGACGATCTTCTTGCCGGGGCAGTTGGCCGCGTGCTGTGCGACGATATCCTTGATGACGTTCGGCGTCCGGACGGCGTTTTTGACGTGGAACATGGCGCTTTGGAGCTGCGCCTGCGCCATGTCCTTTATCTTGTCGGTAGACCCGTTCGCTGCTTCGGCGGAGAAGTCTAGAAGCGATTGCAGGTTGTCCTTGGCGTCCTCGGGCAGGTCGCTTTCGAGCAGGTACTCGCGGGTTCGCTCGATCTTCTCTTTGGTGGCGCTATTCAGCATCGTTGGCGTCCTCATAGGTGGGGGGCGTAACGGGTTGGTCGTCAAAGTGGTTCGGGATTTGGCAGCCGCATCCGCACGCCCATCCGGCGATGATCGAGAGCATGATTGCCTTGCCGAAAGCCTTGCTGAGGAAATGGACGATGCCGCCCCCGGCACGCAGTCCGGTGAGGTAGGCGCGGGCCAGCCAGCGGGGCGTCCCGGTAGCCACGAGGATGCAGGCGAATATCTCGTCGCCCAACTTCCGCACGGCCTTGGCGGGCCAGTTCCACGCATCGGCTATGGCGTCCAGTTCGGAATACCACGGATCATGGAACAGCGCCCCGACGACCATGTTCCATGATCCGATTTCATCGGGCGAAAGCGAACAGCCGTTGCACACGTCGCCGGTGTAGGCTTTGACCGTGATCACGCCGTCCACGATCTTGAGCAGTCCGCCGTGGTAGTCCGGCACGGCAATGGCCAGCTTGGGGAGCGTCCAGTCCTTGAGCAGGTTGTAGCGGTTGGCCTGGTCCTTCTGGATGGCCTTGTACAGTTCCTTGCCGATCTGGGCGGACGATATCGCGATCACTGAGCGACCTCCTTGTAATGCAACCCTGCGCCGTCAACGTAGACGAGGTGGACCCGCCCGTCCGGTCCGGTCGCGGC